AGGAGGCTCACTTAAATGAAAGTATATGAAGTAGGCGGTCGCTTGGTTTGGCTCGACAAAGCTCCCGAGGGATATGTCGAACCCAAGGCAGAGAAGACCGAAGAACCCAAGGACGAGCCGATGGCAGAGCCAAAGGCAAAGAAAGTCCCGAAGAACAAGGCAAGAAAGGGAGTTGAGAATAAATGATTCAGACAAATTGGGGTTATAAACTTACAAATGCCGAGTCATTGACCGATTTTCTGACAGTTTCCGAGTTCAATGCCTTTACGGGGAATAGATTCACGGGCGATGTAAGAATCGAACCGAATATCCATTCCGCAACAAGATCCATTCAGAACTATTGCGGTTGGCATATCTATCCCAATCTCGAATGCGAGATGGTCTATCGAGTTCTTGACCTCCGAGACAGTTTCATTGGTCGAGACCTTCTTATTCAGTTACCTTCGACATTCGTGTCGGAGATTAAATCTGTTCTTCTTAATGCGAAGTTTGAGAATGACGAATGGACGGGAAACGAGACAACCGACTTCGATTTCGAAACATCCGGTCTTCTCCGTATTTACGATGCGGATGTCTGCGACAGAAAGTCACGAATCCGAATCGTATTTAAGTCGGGTGTTGATGCGAGCGAACTTGATATTCTGAAAGAATTGACGGCACATCGTGTCGTTCACGCTGTTTCAAGTTCCTACGGAATCACATCGGAAACGGCAGGCGGTGTCTCGGTTACCTATAACGCTTCTTGGTCGGCAAACACCAGAAGTACGGCTCTTCCTGATGATAACAAGGAAATCCTCGAACCCTTCAAACTGAAAGGAGTCTTCTAATGCTTCCGTCTTGGGCAAATCAAACCATCGTAAGATTGAGACCGACTCTCAAAGAGTCTCGTGGATCTATGATTCCCGATTGGTCTAAACCTGACCAACTCACAATCTCGGGTTGTTCGGCTCAACCTTCTTCCACATCGCTCTCGCAAGATGGCAGAGTCCTTGGAATCTCTGATTCTTGGACGGCTTATCTTCCCGAGGGTTCAGATGTCAAGGAAGGAGACCGAATCGTGTTTGATGGTATGACATTTACTATCAACGGAGAGCCGAGAGTGTGGACGGCAGCCTTTACCCGTTCAAACATTCAGTTGAACTTGACGAGGTGGCACGGATGAGCGTTCGCATTGAATTCAATGGCGAGGCATTCGGAGAGATTCTCCGTTCAGAAGGGACGATGGAGCTTGTTCGCAACACGACCGAAGAAATCGGTAACCGAGCGAACGGAAACAACACAAGAGGCGGAAACGGATATAAGACTTCCGTTGAGCAATCGGGCAGATATAAGAACAGAAGGTGGGTCGGATTCGTCTCATCCACAGATAAAGAGTCGGTTATTGCAGAGACCGAAGACGGAGCTTTGACGAGGGCAATCATATGAGCATTGTTATTTATAGGTCAATCGACATCGAGAACGAAGTCCGCTTGGCTTTGAAAGACCATTTCAAGGTCTATGTAAGACCTCTTCCCGAGGATTTCGAGACTCCGTCCGTTCTCATCGAACTGATGGGCGGAACTTCTGCAAATAAAATCGATAACTTCATTGTTCGATTCTCTGCAAGAGCGGAAACGGATGCCGAGGCTTTGGATCTGCTTCGCACAATCTTGGGTTTTCTCAAATATCAGACAGAAGAACAATTCGGAGAACTTCGCTACTCCGAAGAACAGACTATGACGAGTTGGGGGACAGACCCCGTTCGTCCGGATTTGAAACTTTGCCAAGCAACAGTTGAAATCGTTGCTCACAAAGAACCATACGAAATTGAATCTTAAAGAAAAGGAGATTTTCAATTATGGCAAGCAATACAGTTAATTTAGGAATCGGCTTTTCGGGAATGATGTATGTCGCTCCGAAGGGTACGGCTCTCCCGAACAGTCCTCTCGATACACTCCCCGTAGATTTCGTGGAGGTTGGTGCTATCGACTCCGATGGTATTACAGTTTCTTTCGCCAAGGATTCCGACCCTATCAGGGATTGGACAAAGGCAATCAGGAGACTTGCATCTTCTGACGAGGGTGCAACAATTCAGGGTAAGCTCCTCGAAACAACAGATAAGGTCTTGAAGTGCATCTTTGGTGATGACAATGTTACCTATACAACGGCAACCGCTTCCAATGGTAACATCACATCCGTAACTGTGGGACCTGGCGTTTCCGCTTCTGAAAAGGTCTTCTATTTCCTGATGAAAGACGGAGACGATATGATGGGAGTCGGTGGTCAGGGCATCCTCCGTGACCTCGGAGATGTAACATTTGCACCCAACGAAGCAATCGAGTGGGAATTTACTCTCGAACTCGCTACCATCACATTCACAAAGGATGATGGTCAGGTTACTTCCTAATTAAGAAAGGAGTTCTAATATGCCTAATGAACTTAATCTCAATAATCAGAAAATCGATGTCCTCGTTGTAAAGATTGAGGACAAGGAATACAAGATTCCGCTTGCTACTTCTCTGCCGTATAAGGAAGTTAAGACTCTCATCGGCTTGCAGAAGAACAACGACTCCGTGGAGGCAATCGATGTCTTTATTAACTTCTTCAAGAAGTACATCGATGAGGATGTTGTCGAGAACCTCCCGATGTCCGCATTGAACGAACTCGCCAGAGCTTGGTCAGGTGCGAACGGGGAAGACTTGGGGGAATCGTAAGCCTCGCAAAGTTTACAGAAGAACATAGCGAGGCAATTACCTTCGACCTTCTGACAAAAACTAATTACACATTGGATGATGTCGGGGGCAGACTTTCGTGGTCTGCCCTTTTGTCATTTATCCACAACCTAGACACAAGTTCCGCTCTCGCCCGAGACATCGGGAAGAGTACGGGATGGGAAAACACATTGAGAACGAATATCTTGCTCGCAGAAATCATCGATTTATTGCAGATGATTAACGCAAACATAATCGGACTCGGTGGAAAGAAAAAGAAGATTAAGCCTTACCCAAGACCTTGGGTCAAGGATAAAGATAAAAAGAAGGTGGGCAAAGATCCATTGCCCGTTAATGAATTAAGAAAATGGTTTGAGGAGAAACGAAATGGCAGACGGAAATTATGAGGTTGGTCGTGCGTTTATAACCATCGTTCCGACTATGCAAGGTTCACAGACCCAAATCGCCAAAGACCTCGGTGCGGAGTTAGAACCGGCTTCCGAGAGTGTAGGCGAATCTTCGGGAAAGAAGTTTGGCGAAGCTCTTGCAAAAGGTTTGAAGACAACCTCTGCCGTTATTGTCGGAGCAATGGCAACAGTAACGGGGGCCGCAATCGCAACGGGTAAGGCATTCGTTGATTCTGCAAAGGATGTCGCCTCGTTCGGTGACTCCATTCAGAAAAATGCCCAAAAGATGGGAAATATGTCATATACGGCATATCAGGAGTGGGATTTCATCCTCCAACACTGTGGATCTTCCATTGAAGGTTTGAAGACCTCAATGCTCAAACTCACCAAGGCATCCGAGGAAGGGAACGAGGCTTTCGAGAGGCTCGGCATTAGTCAGGAAGACTTGGCTAATATGAGTCAGGAGGAAATCTTTAACGCTACCATCACGGCTTTGCAAGGTGTTTCCGATGAAGCAGAGAGAACAGTTCTTGCCAATGAGTTGCTAGGTAAATCGGCAGCCGTTGAACTTGCTCCGCTCCTCGATATGACGGCAGACGAGACGGAAGGACTCCGCAATCAGGTTCACGAACTTGGCGGAGTTATGTCGGACGAGGCGGTCGAAGCTTCGGCTACATTCCAAGATGAGATGCTCAATATGGAGACCTCCTTGGATGGTCTGAAAAAGAATATGATTTCACAGTTCCTCCCGTCTATGTCAAAGACGATGAAGGGACTCTCCAAGTTATTCTCGGGAGACAAGTCAGGCATAGGAGAAATCCAAGAAGGACTCGAAGAACTCGTGAGCAATCTCGTTGCTCTCGCTCCTGAATTCTTCTCGATTGCCGAAACCCTGATTATGTCCCTGATTTCTGGCTTTGGTCCCCAACTCCCTAATCTCGTGAGTTCGATTTTCGGCATACTCATCCAAGCCATTACAACCATAACTTCAATGATTCCACAGATGATGCCTCAAATAATTATGGGAATTCAGGGAATCATCTCGGCTACTTTCCAAGCATTGCCCCTGATAGTAAACGGCTTATTTACCTTGGTTTCCGCCTTGCTAACTTGGTTGACATCGGATGATAATATCACGAATTTTGTCAATGCGATTGTTCAGTTGGCAATCGATATCGTGGGACAGTTTTCCGAGATTCTTCCCGTGCTACTTCCGGCTATCGTGATGATAATCTCGGAGGTCTGCTTGGCTCTTACAAGTCCCGAGAATGTAGAATCCTTGGTGGCTTCTGTCATCCAAGTTGCGGTCGCCATCTTCGAAGCTCTTGTCAATTGTGTTCCCGTCCTGATTGATTTCATTGTCGGACTCTTTGATAATCTCGGAGGTATGTTCGCCAAATTCCTTGAAATCATCGTCCCGATTTTCACAAATTGGGCGGTTAAGGGTTATGCCAAGGTTCAGGAATTTGGAAACAATATAAAGAACTTCTTCTCCAATACTTGGAATAACATCAAAAACGGGGTAACGAATTTCTTCTCTGCCGTGGGCAATTTCTTCACCAACGGATTTACCAATATCAAGAATAAAGTCACTTCGGCATTGGAGGGAGTTAAGAACAAGTTCACTTCGATATTTGATGGTCTGAAAAAAATCGTCAAGACGGCAATCGATAAGATTAGGAGCTTCTTTGATTTCAGTTGGGAATTGCCCCATCTCGATATGCCTCACTTCTCGATAAGCGGTTCATTTAGTCTTGACCCTCCGAGCGTTCCTAAGCTTTCCGTCTCTTGGTATGCAAAGGCTATGAACGAACCTTATATCTTGGACGATGCCACTATTTTTGGATCTATGAACGGCAAACTCCTCGGAGGCGGTGAATCAGGAAGCGAGATAGTTGTCGGAACTGACAAACTTATGTCGATGATTCGTCAGGCAACGGGAGGACAGCCTATCACGATAAATGTCTACGGAGCAGAAGGACAATCGGTCGATGCCCTTGCCGAGAAGATTTCCTATAAGCTCGAAGAACTAACGAAGAGAAGAGGTGCGGTCTATGGCTAAACTATTCAATGAGTTTACAAACAGACAAGGTCTGATTGTATATGGCGGAGAGGCTTCTACTGACTATGGCATTGTCGTTGGTGAAACCCCTTCGTTCGATAAACCAACAAGACGGGCGACAGTTTTCCCCATTCAGGGAAGAAACGGCTCGATTATCTTTCAGGACGGAAGTTTTGAGGATGTGACCAGAAATTATCAGGTTTGGCTCTCGGAGGATGCAAAGATGAACCTTGCAGAGTCAATCAATGCAATGAGTTCGTGGTTATACTCAAAAACCGGATATCAGAGACTCGAAGATTCCTTCGAACCTGATGTCTTCCGTCTCGCATATTACAACGGGGGCCAGGATGTCTCCAATGAGATGATGCAATATGGAGAAACCACACTGACTTTCACTTGCAGACCCGAGCGTTTCCTCAAAAATGCAGAGTTGGAGCAAGTGGTCACGAACGGGGACAAGATATACAACCCCACTCGTTTCGCTTCCAAACCCTTGATTCATATCGAGGGAAGCGGAACCGTCACGCTCTCTATTAGCGGAGTCTCTATCTCGGCAACGATAACAGATTATATCAATATCGATTGTGACCGAATGGATGCTTACAGACTCCCGAGCGAGAATAAGAACAGTTCCATAACGGGAACATTCCCGACAATCAAGTCAGGAACGAACACAATCGGCATCTCGGGAACTGTTTCACTAGTAACCATTACACCAAGGTATTTCACTATTTAAGAGGATTTTTCTATGATTCCAATTCTCTATGATTCAATAGTTGAAGGTCAGATCCCTAACCATTTTGGATTGGGAAGTTTGACCGATACCATTTCCGCAAAATGCACGGAAGAAAGAAACGGAGCTTACGAAATCGTCCTCGAATATCCGTCTAGCGGTATTCACGCAGAAGATATCGCTCCGAACAGATTCATTATGGCGAAGCCTAACTTCACAGATGCTCCGCAGATATTTCGAATCTACAAAATCGGAAAGGATATGGGAGGAAAATTTCAGGTCTTCGGTCAACACATATCTTACGATTTGAGCGGAAAGGTAGTCCCGTCAGGAGTAACGGGCGGAAGTGCAACGGCTGCCGTCTTGGCTTTGAAAACCAACGGAGGCGGAGACTTCAATATCACAACAGACATCATCTCGTCTAGAACATTCAAAGTCGATGTCCCGTCTTCGACTCGTTCTTGGTTCGGAGGAAAAGAAGGTTCGCTTCTTGATATCTACGGAGGCGAGTGGAAGTATGACAACTATACTTGTTCTCTACTCGCTTCCCGTGGAACTAACCGAGGCGTTCAGATTCGATACGGCAAGAACCTTACACAGTTAAGTCAGGAACTCGATATGAGTAGTTTGGTGACGGGTGTTTATGGCTATGCCGTCAATCCAAACACAAATGCCGTGACAACTGGCTCGAAGGTTTCAACGGGATTGTCCCTCGATGTCCCCCACGATATTGCAATCGATTTCAGTAACGATATAGATTGGGAGTCATCAACGGCAATCGCTACACAATTGAATACTCTTGCGACAAACTATGTGTCGAACAATTCGGCATCCTTAATCAATATCAGGAACTCAATCACATTGGATTTTGTTCAGATGAAGGATTTGACGGACAGAGTGGATCTATGCGACACAGTTTCAATCTTCTTCGAAGCTCTTGGCATCAGTGCATCGGTCAAATGTATAAAGACCGAATGGGATGTCTTGGAAGAACGATACACAAGAACATCTTTTGGAGATGCAAGAACTAATATTACGGACACGATTTCTTCACAGACAAAGAAGTTAGAAGTCGTTCCGACCTCTTCCGAGATGGCTAGTGCGGTCAAAAGAGCAACGGAACTGATTACGGGAAATCTTGGCGGTTATGTTATCCTCCACGATTCCAACGGAGACGGATATCCCGATGAAATCCTGATAATGAACACGGATGACACGGCAACGGCAACCGAGGTCTGGCGATGGAATAAAAACGGATTAGCATATGGAAATTCTTATGAGGGGCCGTTCAATAAGCTCGCTCTCACTTCGGACGGGCAGATAGTCGCAACGGCTATCACGAGCGGAATCCTAAACGCAGACCTCATCAAAGCCGGAACGATAAGCGACACACAAGGCAACTCAACTATCAATATGACTTCGGGTGTTGCTACAATGAAGAACTTTGATGCCGTTTCAAGAATCAGATTGTTGAACAGTTCTGATGTAGTTAAATGGCAATTGGTTCATAATATCGGTTCGGGTGTCAATATGACATTCTATAATGAATCGGGTACAGATTGTGGCGGTTTTTCAAGTGCATCAGATGGCGGAATTTTTACCGTCAACGATGGCGATGGAAACAAAAGATTCAGAATAAGAAGTGATGGAACAGTTTATATATATAACCAATATAACAATGCACATACTTATTTGTTTGCTAATAGTAGCGGACAAGGTGAAGTTTATGTTGGAGATGGAAGCAGTACAAATGTCTATCTTCACGGAGGAAATGGAAACATAACTTGTGTTTCCCTAACACAGACTTCGAGCAGAAAGACGAAAGAAAACATCAGACCCATCGAAGACTCCGAGAAGATTTTGGATCTGCAAGCCGTCTCGTTCGATTTCAAGAATAAGAATCACGGAACAAATAAGAGAGGATTCATTGCAGAGGATGTCGCAGAAGTCCTCCCAAATCTTGTTGTAGATGGAGAAACCCCGTCTCTGAACTATGTTGAAATGATTCCTTATCTGCAAGATGTTATCAAAAAGCAAGAAGCCAGAATAAAAGCATTGGAGGAAAAACTCTATGGAAGCAATTAACTTGAACCTGATTCCGAATGGAACGAATCCGGTTGTTCACTGTTCACAGTATGACGAGGGCAGAGAGTTCCGATTCAATCTCTTTGACGGAGCTTCGGTCTTCGTCCTTGACGGAACAGAGGACATCTCTTGTGACATCAAGAAACCTGATGGCAATATCGTGACGGCTGCCGTTCCCAATACGGAGGATGATTATATCATCGTCACGACCACATTGCAGATGACGGCTTGTAGTGGCAATTCCCTCGGCACGATTAGCATCTCCAAGGGTGGATCTAACCTCTACACACTGAACTTCGTTCTCTATTGCGAACGCTCTCCCTTGGAGAACGGCATTGAGTCCGAGTCTTCCATTCACAACCTCAATACTATGGTTGATGGAATGGTAGCCGAAGAAGTCGCCACACAGTACGACAGTGCAAATGTTATCTTTGACAACGAGCCTACGGACAATCACGGCATTGGCTATACAGTAACAAGCGAAGGCATTAAAACCGCAATCGACAATGCCTTTGACTACGACAACACGGCAAGCGGTAGCCTTGTTCACATTACCGACGGTGCGGACAACATACCCGTAAAGTCGCTTGTAAGTGAAATCGTAGCAACGGGTGGTGGTGGTACACCTGACTCCCCTATTGCAATTAGTGGCTTTGATAATGGGGTTGTTACAAGGTG